GAGTACCACGGTTGTGGCGGTGGCGGTGACTGGCGGCGGGGCGGTTATGACCAATGCGACCGCGGCAAGTTCGGCCCTGCTGGACTATCCGACCAATGCGACCGCAACTTGTTCGGCCCTGCCGGACTTTGCGACCAACGCTACGGCGGCGGTTAGCGGGCAGACCGACACGGCATTAAAGACCTACACGGTGACGCAGGGGCAGAATGTTTATACTACGTCAACACCGTTGAAGGTGACTATTACGCCGACTGGAGTATCGGCATTGACCAGTCTGACCGAAGGCGAAATCTGGATCTATTTGAAAGATATAGATCAGCCTACGTTCGGTAATTAAACCGAGGCGAAAACAGAATAACCGGCCGGGAGAGTAAAATCTCCCGGCCGGTTTCTGGATGAAGAAATTAAGAAAACCGAGGTGATTCCTGATGGAAGGACCGACATTGGTTGAGTTGAAAGCCGAGGCATCCCGGATAGCAACAGAGAGTAAAGATACGGTATGGGTTACGCGGGCTGATGGTGAATCGGCCCGATTTTGTAAATGGGACGGCCAGGCGCCGGACGGGTTAAAGCACGAATCGTATTTAGGGGAAGAGCCGGAGCCATTTGAGGGGTCCAGCGACACGCGGATCCGGCTGGCGGACATTACGATCAATGAGGATGTGATGCTCCTGGTAACGGCGGCTATGCGGGCGCAGATCAATTTCCGGGGGACGGAAAAGAACGACCTGGCGCGTGCCGGTAATATGGCAATCTTTATGCGCTGGGTGCTCCGCAATTATCTTGGTGTAACCTGGATCAAAGAGCTGATCAAGCTGGCGAATTATATGCTGGGCGACACGCCCGGCATAGCGCTTTTAGGGATTAACTGGCGCCAGGAGCGGGCCTTGCGGTTGGAGCGCGTGGACATAAAGACGCTGATGGACCGCTATGTGAAGCAAGTGGTAGAAGTGGCGGCGCAGAACGCGGAACAGGGTGGCGGTGTAGCGTCAGAGGAAGAGATAGTATCCCAGGCCCAGCAAGCGGCCATTGATTTCCAGACAGCATTAGCGGACCAGGAATACGGCGAGGCCGACCTGGCGGATCTGTTAATGCAATTTTATCCCATTAAACCGGCCCGGGCCCGCAAGGTTGTGAAGGACTTGCGCAAAACCGGGTTTGCGGAATTTCCTATGCCATATATCAAGCGGGACGGCCCGGATGTATGCGCGAAGCGGATTTACGAAGATTGGTATATTGCGGCCAATACAGGCGAATTTCAAGAGAGCCCGTTATGGTTTGAATCGGAGTGGATGAGCAAGGCGAAGATTTTAGAGCGCCAGATCACGGACGGATGGAGCGAGAAGTTTATTGAGGGGGTAGTAGGGAAGAAAGTATCGGAGTATGGGAGTGACGGAGTATCGGAGAAGCGCGAGGGGGGGCAGGAGGGGGTTGCGGCGTTCCCGACATATGTTTACGACAAGGATGGGAACCTGGTTGTGCGGGATGCGATTTACTACACCGGTCTTTACCAGATTGTCACGGCCTATTATATGGCGATAGACGAGGACGGGATCCCGGGTAAATATTTTCAGACCTTCCATCCGGAAGTGGATGTGGCGGCATTTGAGCCGCGCTTATTGGATTACAAACACGGTAAATATCCCGGGCACGTTTTCCAGCGCGAGATACTTTCAAGCCGGATGATGGATTCACGGGGTATAGCGGAAGTAGCCGGTCCGGTGCAGGGATTATTAAAGATGTATTTTGACAGCTTTGGCGATCACGCGCAGATTGCGGGCGTGCCGCCAATTCTTTCCAGGGGCCGGCAACGGATGGGGGCGTTACGGATCGGGCCGTTGAAAGAGCTGATACTTAAACGGGATGGTGACGTGCGTTTTATGGATCCGCCGAAGTATCCGGCAACGTGCGAGGCGATGATCAAGCAGCTCACCCAGCAGCATAATGAGTATTTTGGCCGGCCCGGGGCAGAAGTGCCCGAGGGCATAGTGGCATTACAGCGCGAGTTTAAGATTTTATGGTTTTTACAGAATGTCAGGGAGGCATTGAGCCAGATGTTCGCGTTATGCCAGCAGTATGCGCCGGACGAGCTGGTGCAAAGGGTGACTAACCGGGAAGGGGAGCCAATATTACGCAGCGCGGAAGAGATCCAGGGTCAATACGACCTGGAGCTGGCCTTTGATCCGCGTGATATGGACATTGAATATTTGAAGGTTGTGGCCGAGATAATCAAAAACCTTCTTATGGCTATGGACCGGGACCAGACGATTCAAAGCGCGCCAATAGTTTCAGCTCTATTGTGGAGATTATCGCCGGAACTGGCCGAGGCATCGGTCAAGGATGTTGATACAGCGAACAGGGACCAGTTAGAGGACGAAGTGCGGCAGTATCAGAAGATCCGGGCCGGCACGGAGCCGATATTACCGGATGATGGGAGCGTTAATTATGCAATCCGATTGCAGCTATACCGGGATTTACAGGCGGCGAATCCGGAAGTATTTGCCGATATGGCGCCGGACAAGATGGCGATCCTGGATAGCCGGCTGAAACGGATGGAAATGCTTGTAGAACAGTTTGGGACAAACGCGGAGATAGGGCGCCAGGGCGGAAAGACGGCGTTACCGGAATTGGCGCCAACTATGCAAGAGGCGGTGACGGCGGCGGGGCAGGGACAGGTATAGGAGTATCGGCGTAACGGAGTTGCCCGGCTTCGTTCAAAACTACGCCGCGGCAATTTTGCCGGGCAAAATTGAAAGGGTGACGAAGATGAGCTGGAAACGGAAGATGCTGGATAAGTGCAAGCGGGTTGATGAATGGCGTGCGCGGCGGAGGAATAAACTAAAGGATTTTGACGGTGGGCGGATGATCCGCGAGGTCAGTATCCACGCAGTAATGAACGCGGTGAACAGCGAGGGGCCGGAAGTATTAAGCCGGGCTGGGGAAGAATATTGGAAGGATCAGGACCGGCATTATTTCGGGATTGGGGCCGGATCATCCGCCAACGGTATGCGGAACAGGTGGGGGAAAGTTTCATTTAAGAAAGTGTATTCAAAATAGGACAAATAAGACGAATAGGACTGATAGGACGTATATTGTATGAAAACGTGCACAATTAAGAGTGTTTATCAGGCGATATGCCGGATGCGGGGCTGGGATCCGGATACGGCGACTGTATCGGCGTCAGAGAAGGCCAACATAGCCGATATGATCAATGAGCGGATGAAAACGGTATGGGAGATGGAATTTTGGCCGGAGATAATGGCGGTTGAGCAGAGGCAATACCGGGCAACCTGGGACGCGTCTACGAACTATTCAACGGGGGATGAGGTTTATTATAAACTCGGGACTGTAGAAAATTATTACATAAGTTTAGTGGATAGTAACGTGGGGATGAATCCGATCACGGAAACAAGTTCTTGGTCCGCGGTTGGGGATACTTTTTTACGGACGATTGATTTCAGGCAAACGGGGGAGAATGAGATCGGGGCCGTGGACCTGGAGGCGTGCATATACGAGGATGATCCGCGCTTGAATCCGACCGTGGGGGCCCTGGGTGAAATTTCATTTTACGGGGAAGCGATCCTGGTGGCAACGGATACAGCGCCGTATGTGCCTTATTTGCGATACCGGCCGATAACGCCGGAATACAGCTTGACGGAATGGAGCGCGGCAACTGATTACGCAATTTACGATGTAGTTTACCTGGCAAGCACGGGGACAAGTTACCGGGCTTTACAATCCAGCACGGATAAATCGCCGGATTCGGAAACAGAGTATTGGGTCCCGGTGGATTTTTATTCATTTTTACGGACTTATATCAAATACGCCGTTCACGCGGATTGGCTGATTGATATGGAATCCAAAGGGCGAATGATGGCCCGGGCTGATGAAGAGTTGAGCAGATTGGAGGATAGTTTGATTGATCAGCAGGGGGTGGAGAGGAAAGTGAGATTTACTAAATAGTATCGGAGTATCGGTGTAACGGAGTATCGGAGTGTTGGAGAAAATAAATTAAGAAAGCGAGGCGGATATGGCGTATTCAAGAGTGACAAATATAAGTGAGCAGTTACGGCCGGCGGCGAACAGCCTGGTTGGGGAAGAGATTACGGTTGCCGGAACGGTAGTAAGTATCGCGGCGGCAACGCTGGCGGATCCGTGCCGGAACGTGGAAATATCGGTAAAGACAAACGATGTGCTGGTGACGATAGACGGGACGAACCCGGTGGCATCCGGGGCCGGGATGTTGTTGCCAAAGGGTTTAGCGCCGATAGTGAGATCCCTGGCCTGGGCGAAGGCGGCCAAGTTTATCAATGCGGTGAACGCGGCGGCGGGTGTTGTCCGGATTGAACCGCTTTCGGACTAGCCCGGCTTCGTTCAGAAACTACGCCGCGGCGATCCGCCGTTGGCGGATCGGAGGTAAAATATGATTAAGCGCTGGATTCCCGCCTTCGCGGGAATGACATTATTATTTTTGGTGGGGATATGCCGCGCACAGTATTACCCGAGCGTGAGCACGAAGGGCGCGGTGGGGAACGGGGATATTGTTGTCTTTGTCGGAGTAAGCGGAAAATATATCCGGTCCGGGGCGCTTGTGGATTGTCTGCGCGTTGGCAACAAGGGCCAGGTGGGGGCCAATCTTTGCACGTTGACGGGTGTTTATACGGGTGTTGTGGCGTCAACCGGGACGATGTTTGCCGGCACGGCGCCGGTTGTAAAAGGGAATATTTACCTGGCCGGATTCAGCAAGCAAAATGCTTATGGATCCGTGACGATGAGCGTGGATGGGTTGACATTGGTTGGCAGAACCGCGGGCGCGTATAGTAATTATTTTGTATCAGCCGGGACCGCAACAACGAATGTATCTTTGGGTTTATATGCCACAGCTACTACAAATTCCACCGTAAGTAATGTCTATGTAAAATTGATAACAAACGGAAGCGTGTATGCCGCGGGCGATATATACCTTAACGGCACGATCTATAACAATGGTGTTGCAATAGTTAGCGCGACCGGAACTCCGATTTATGCCGAGGCGGATCCTGTATGGGCTGCGGTGACAAGCCTATACGCGCGGATCGGTAATACCGGCGGCTGGACCAATCTTTCGCAATACCACGATGATATTGACTATGCCACGGGCACGCCGGTTTATGTTGAGCTGGATCCGGCCTGGGCCGCGGTGACTACTTTGTATGCCAGGATCGGTAATACCGGCGGCTGGACCAATCTTTCGCAATACCACGATGATATTGACTATGCGACCGGGACACCGGTTTACG